GTAGGAGGTTTAATGGTATAAACCATCCCTCCTATCTCCACATTCATGAAATCCAGCCCTAACAAAGCATCAGAAACCGTTTTTGCTGCTTGATTCATATTCTTAAACTAAAAGGGGGAATGGTATATATCCATCCCCCGGTTATCACTCTTGTGCTTTTACCAATGTTATCTCTTTTTTAAGAGTGGTATCAACTTCAGAAGGAGTGGTTTTAATATCTCCTGACTGAGTGACGTACCCCACTTTCGACACTTCATAGTGAACGGTAGCCCCAGCATTCACCTGCTTTGACTTGACCGTTGCACCGTCCAGCTTTACGGTCGCATCGGAAGGAGTAGGTACAATGGTTACTGTAGTTCATGCCTGCAAAGCTTTAATCTGCCCCTCTTCGTAGTTATACTCAGAAGAAACGCCTTCAATTCCCGGTTCCTGCACCAAGCCTTTTACAGCGATTGCAATTGCCTTATCCGTATTGGCTTCACGGGAAACAATACGGCATTTTGGGAAGATGAACCAGACATCATCATCGGTCAGACAGAACAATGCTTTGTTGATAATAACTTTGTCTAAAGCACGCTTCCAACCCACATCTTTAGATGTTGCCTGAATAACATCGCCCCCCATGAACGCTTTCTTTGTCTTCCAGTCATATTGTCCGATAGAGAAAGTGGGTGATACTTCTCCCGGCACATCATCGTAACGGTAATTCTTTCCCGTTAATTGGTTCTTGTACCCAGTGACGGAGGCTTCCGTTTCCTCAATCTGCCACGTTTCCCCGTGTACATTCAAAACCTCATCTTTCGCTTTGATAGCGGCTTGAATCAAAGTCTTTGCGATTTCGGGGGTAATGTCTGCCGTTACCTTATCAATATCGGCAAACAAGATTCTTTTTATTCCTACTGCTGAAATCATAATCTTATAGTTTTACATTTATTACTTCAAATAAAATTCTCACATTCACGTAATGGCATTTCAAAGCTGTATCCGCTTCCGTGCCAATTGATTCGATAGAGTAACGATAGGTTGTACCGTCATAGGTGCTTACTACATCATCAAGCAGCTTGCCAGCCTTTCTTTCAAGTTCGTTAAGCCGGATTGTGTTCGCTTCATCCTCGCTTAAATTGGGTACACATAGATTCACTTCTGCGAAAGACTTCTTCCAATACTTTCCCGGCTGTTGTTTCTTCGTGTGGATGACAATCCTTTCGGACTTCAATTCACCCGTCAGCGTTTCACCATCAGGCACTATATCTATTCCGAAAGCCTTGCAGTCCCGATAGAGAATGTTTCCTATGTCGGTAGTTACTATCATTCCACAATCTCCCAATCTTCTGCAAATACATCACTGATAGACGGAACCCATGAATCAGCGCGTCCGGTATTCTCGTTGTAGATAAGACACTGGCTTGTATAGTCAATAAATCCCTTACCTTTCAGAATAAGGTCTTTTGCCGATTGGGGAAGCGATTGCATCTTAGGGATGATGTCGCTTTCGATATGAGCTGGCACTTGTTTGAATACCATCAAACCTTTACCGTTCCAACCACTTCTACGAACAGTCCCACCTTGTTTTAACACTTCGATAGCATCACCGAAACAGATAGGAGTTTCTTTCTTGACTTCTCGATATGATTCTTCAAACAGTTCTTTGGGTGACCAACTTTCATAGCCATATTCAGTACGAGTGTGATATCCTAGTTTATAAGACTCATTCTCTTCTATTTCACTTTTTACCAAGCCTTTACTGCAAGCTTCACCCAATGTCATAGGTTCTGCTTCAATCTGTTTTGTTCCAATGTACTTTTTCATTTTTCAAATTCTTCTTTTAATCGTTTCTCCGCAAATAAAGCAGCACTACTCAAAACATCATACCCTTTAGATTCTACGAATGATGCGTATTCCGCTTCGTTTTTCAATGTCAAACCGTCTTTATTGACATCGTAATCATTGGACGTTCTCAAAGTGAGTGTATGGTCTTGATAATCGCCATGTTCCTCTGCGTACTTCACGGCTTCATCGCCTACATCAATCATCTTCTTTTCGACCTCCCATTCTCCTTCATCGAAAAAGGAGTCGACATCTGAGAAATCGAAATCTACATCCATAATTCCGAGTAGTTAAAGTAGTTTGTACTCTTCACTGTATAAACTTCGCCTTGACCTCTTACGCTATCACCATCCATGCAACGTACTTCATCACCAGCCTTGACAGTAATTCTCTTCTCGCATACCACATGATAATTCGGACGATACACAGAGCCGTTATCAGATGAAAACTCTTTGGTAGTGTTATCATCACAACGGCATTTGCACACCTCCTGCCAGCTTTCACCACCTGTTCCGGGAATAGGTCTGCCAAACTCATCCTTATCCATTGGGGTGATAACTTTTACCTGCAATATGTGTGGAGCGAATATCATAAGAAAGTCACTTTAGGTTTGTTACCCAGTTCGTCTTTCAAACCGTACCGCTTGCACAGAAATGAATAGTAATCCTTAATGCCTTGAATGTTCCAAGACATAGAAAAACCGCTTTCGCTGATGGAAGTGGCACGAAGCAATAGAGAGGGGATGAACTTCGCAATTGCCACCGACACCCGTGTTTGGCAATCCTCGTTCATCTCACCCCCTCCGCTTATCTTTGCGTTCAGACATATATCGAAAAGGTCAGCCTCCGACAAGTTAACGCCGAAGGTCTGAAACTTCTGTAATATATAATCGTTTACTGTCATGCGTTCATCTCACTCAAATCGAAGTTCACAATCAGGTTCGGGTTCGCAATCTGCGGAATCCATTCGGCTGTGTATTCCAGATAGCGACCATTGCCGTCCTTGTAACCTGAAATCAGCATATCGCCATCTGCCTGAGTGTAATTACGTCCCGGTACACCATCCACAGCTTCATAAGGAGTGTGGAAGCGCATATAACCGATTTTATCCTGCGGAAGCAGGGAAATACGACCATCTGCATAAATGGGGATATTCTTACCTGTTTGGTCTACCACATAATCTTCCTTGATTTCAATAGCCGGAAGTCCGATACCTGTAAAAATGGTAGAAGCCAGTTGCGAGGTGATAAGCCCGGTAGACATATACATTTCATTGCCTGTAAGCTGCATTTTGAACTTATCTCCAAATTCACTTGAACCGATAATATTCTTGATGAATGTGCCACGGCTCATAATCATCTTGGGGAATGTGCCGTAAATAGATTTCAGCTCATTCAGTTTCTGCTGCAAGTAAGTGACGAAATAGTCTTTATCCTCTGTGTCCGGCTTGATAAACTTAAACGGCAAGTCGATGTTCAATAAGTCAATTCCTCCGGCATTGTCGTCCTTGTTCTTCACGCTTGCTGCTCCAGTCATCAACAGAGAGCCTACGATAATGTCCATACGCTTGTGCGGTGCCAGCAATACCTGACGGTAATCGTCATAGATGAAGTCCACGATGTCACGCATGGCTGCTTTCTGGTCTTCCGGTTTGGCGGCATTATACTTATCTATCAAGTCCTGCAAGTCAGACAAACGGTCGATTGAGATTTGATAGCGGTCACCCAAATAGGCAATCTCACCATATCCGGAACCGATATTCCTGCGTTCACGGATAGGCTTTTCGCCATAACGGGAGTTGATGGAACCAGCCATCACGCCAGTAACCTGACCGATGTAGTCTTTAAATACACGAGTAGTAGTCCTACGGAAGCCCAAATACTGCTGCCAATAAATTGTGTCCTTTCTTGTCTTGAGGACACGCTGAATCACTGCATTTACAATGTTCGGGTCATTAAACAATGTATGAATAGTTAGCATCATATATTAGTCCTCCTTTCTTTATTTTGCCATTATACCTGCGTTTTTCAACGCTGTCAATAATCCGTTAAAGTTTTCTACCGACACCGTACCAGATGCATCATTCACTTTGGCTGCCTGCTTTACACCTCCAAGAGCAGAAGTCGTAGCTGCTGTTAAAGTATACTTGTTAGCTTGTGCTGCAACCCCATCCAATTTGGCTTTATCTTCCTTGCTCATCAATCCGTCCCGACTGGAAGAAGCCTTAGGAATTGATACAGTGTCTTTTTCTTGTTTGACATCCTGAGCATTAAACTGGAAGTGCGGCATATTCGCCTTGTCAATATCTGCGAAAGGCATTACCAGCTTGGTCGGTTCGATTTCAAACGCACGCATCAAAAGGGAAACCAATACTATGCCATCCTCTACCTGCTTCCTTTCATACAGAGCTGAATTTGCGATAACTTTGGGCGTTGTACCATCTGCGGCTGTCGCTTCGTAAAGAACTGTTCCAGCTTCTAGATTTTCTCCAAAGTCTGCCGCTAACGTCAGCTTATCAAAAGCTTTGTCAGCCTTGTCAATAGCGTTGATTGTCGCTCCATGCGCACCGTTACCCAAGTGCATACCTTTGTAAGCCAAAGAACGTTTCTTGATTTTCAATGTGGTATTGGAGCCTGTCGTAAACTTCTCATATACTTCCACACGGATAGCCACTTGGGATGTTTTCTTCACCAAGTCAGCTGCAATCGGTGTGAATGAGGGCAAGTACGAGCCGACAACGAGGTTGGTTGTGTCCAACTTATACGGACCTCTGCGTCTGCGTCCGGTTTCTACGTCGTAGCGTTCTTCCTGCTCAACTTCCGGTTCAAGATTATACTTAAATCCTGCTGCCATAAAATCACTGTTTTTGTTGTTCTACAATTTCTTTAGTGTCGTCTGCAATCATTTTCGCAAACGCCTGAGTCTCATTCTCCAGTTCTTTTTTTGCTGTATCTGGAGGAACTACACCCTTAAAGCCGTCATTCGCAAACTCCTGCTTCAAGTCCTTGAAGTATGCGTCCAAGTCCTCATCGTCCTTAATGGCGCATCGTTTGGCGTAGTTTTCGGGAATACCATACTCCTTTGCCTTTGCCAAAATCTGCTGGCTACGTGTTGCTTGAGCCTTTTCTGCTTCAAACTGCGTTAGCTTATCAGAAAGGTTCTTGTTGGAGTCAATTAAAGCTTGCGCCCATGCAGGCACATCGTCTTTATTCTCTTCCGTTTTGGTGGTTGTGGTAGTCTCGATTGGCTTACCGTCTTTAAGGTTATGCCTCTTCTCGTAGTTAGTCACTGCCGTTTTTGAAGCATCCCCGGCACGGAAATCACCATAGGAATTAAGCACGTCCGAAAAGCTGATACCCTCAATAATAGAGTTTACCTTTGTCTCGTCCGTTACACCCTCTGCCTTTTTAGTAGCGATTCGGGTTAAGATAGCAGTGTCCACCCCAGCGAATTTCTGTTGTAGCCCTGCTAAGATTTGTTCTAAGATTGTCATACCGTATGAATTTGATTTATAAATTTCTACGGTAAATTTCGCTATTTATAAAGAGGGTGAGAAATAATCAGATAGGTGATACACGACAATAAAACGATTGTCGTAAAATGGTATAAAAAAAGGCGTGAAACCGAATGAATCACGCCTAAAATATATCACGACAAAAACTTATACTTATACTCCCAACACTATATTTGCATCAATATTTAGCTTCCGGCTTATCTCACGAGCAACTTTCAAGGTTGGTTCACATTTACCAGATATATAATCACTTAATCGTGATGGGCTGACACCAACCAACTTTGCAAGTGATTTTTGATTAAGCCCCATTTCGTACATACGAAGTTTAAGAACATCCACAAGTGTTGGTTCTCCCAATGCAAAATGTTCTTCGGAATAATCAGCAACCAAATTAGAAAGAAGCTCCAATTCTATGCTATTTGGGTCATTCAAAGGAGTATCATCTTTCACTAATGGAAGAAGTTCCTCTACTCTTTTCACCGCCCATTCATATTGGGCTTGATTTTCTATCTTTGTCATAATCCTAAATATTAGCGCAATCTATTTTATCATATTCTTTATGAGTACCAATAAAGCGAATATACACAAACTGAATAGTGAATTTAATCACTACTACCAAACGATAGTTATTGCCTTTGATATTGAAAACATAGTGTTGATTACCTACACTATCAACGCTATTAAACGTTTTCTTAATATCGGCAAAACAGGTCCACTTGCTTCTTTTCACAATGGTAGTCCATTCTTGCAAAGCGACCTTTGAATCGGGATGGTTCTCTGCATATTCTTTTAATGCTTGTTCGGTAAATATTCTCATTGGTTACTCAATTATCGTGTGACAAAAATACATATATAATTCTATAATTCAAAATTATATTCTAATATTTATAATTTAAAAGAGCAAAAAAAATAGCGGCAACTCTTTGAAGCCACCGCTAACTATTTTTCTTATACTAAAACTATAAGTCCCGTAATTTTTCTAACTAAGAGGCGTTTTTCTTTCCCTTATCTCCGATTTGCTCATTCTTTGCTGCTTGTTCCTCTTTGATTTCTGCAAGTTCCTCTTCTACCCTATCAGCATTTCCGGCAAACATGATTCCCTCACGCGTTGACCAGATGCCACCACTGACAGCGGAAACGGCAGTGGTCACCTTATCATTCAAATCATCAATCATATATGGAACCAGTTCTGTTTCTATGTCAATGGTCTGCGATGCCTTGCTAAACTCGGTTGGATTGATAGAGCCTAAAGCGGAAACAATGAAATTTACTCTCCGCTGCAAGAACTCACCGATAACCTCACCGTGATTTTCTACCGCCATATGTGCACCCATGAACATAAAGCGGAAAGCGGTTCCTGATGCTTTGCCTACCCCCTTCAACGTCTCAAAGGATATTCTTGGAGTGTTTGACATATCATAAGCCATATTAGTGAGTGTTTCTGCTTCAAAACGTACCGTATCCGGAACTTGGTTCCACGTCAGATACTGGGCATCCGCACCTTCACCTGTAAGTTTGACCATTCTATCCTTAACCTTACCCATGAAACCCTCTACATCACCAATTAGCTTCAATAGTGGGAAGAAATGGTAGTCTATACAATCAGCATAATTGGATAATAGTTTCTCCAACCGGACCCGAAAAGTCTTTATCTTCTTGCAATAAGGTTCAGGACGATAAGCATAGAGAACCGGTAGTTTTGGGAATCCATGAGTAAAAGGAGTTCTTTCTTCATACCCTTTAGACAAATCCCATTGATAAACCATTTTGTCCGTGATAGTCATAAAGCAGGTGACCTCCGAATCATCCATGAGCTTCTTTTTATACTCACGTGAGAAAGCAATCATTTTACCTTCGTCGTTAAAGAACGGGTATAGCTTATCACCTCTGAATGGAGACCATAACACGCTTTTCAGTTTCTTGGTGGGCTTGACCTTGCCACCGAACGTAGTCTTAACTTTCTTCCAAAACTTTGCCCAAAACGAATCATCATCGGTAACATACCAATATTCTGCCGCTTCTTGTTCGGAGAGCCAGGCACGGACAACCTTCTTGTTCTGATATTTGATTTTGTTGGATTTAAATACAGCCTTTACCGCATCCAGTAGCTTCTTTTCATCATCATCAGTTGGAGTGCAATCCATAGACGGTTCTGTGCCGACCGTGAAAGCAGTTTGAATGTTCACTATATCCTGTTCCAATGGAATGGAGATACGGTTCACCGGTTCAGTCTTATACTTTGCTTCGATTTCATAAGTCTTACCCGTTTTTTCATCGAAGTGCTTCTCTGCTTCTTTTTCAAGAACCTTTCTGTCCGGATATTTCTTTTTGTCAACCATGATTTCATGTCGTTCCGGATTCCAATCATCCCAAAGTTTGCAACGGTCGGGAAGTTCAGTCTTCCTACCTTTCTTCAGGTAGTTTATCTTCTGCCCGATGTCAGGCAATGCTAATATTTCTTCTAAATTCAATGGCATAGTTTATATTTTTAATGTGTGAATATTCCTGTTAAATCTTTCGGCTTCTGAATCTTACCAAGAAGCTCACCCAATACATAGTAACGTACAGCATCTATTCCGTGATTGTCATGGTCTTCCGGTTCGTTGATATAGTTCCCGTCCTTATCCTTTGCCCAAACATACTTTCTGAACTCGCTTTGCAAGTTGTACGAGCGTTTGGTTATATAAATCTCCATATCTTTCATTTTGTCAATTCCGGCATTGATAGAGCCTGCACCTTTCTCTACGGCATATATCTTGATTCCTCCGTTGTGTATCTCTTGAATCAAACGTGGATTTGCGCTGTCAGCAATGACTTTCAATCCCCACGGGCGAAGAGTCTTGATGATGTCAGAAGAAAGCAATCCAGTACGGTAATCCACTTCATCCAAGTAAAGGGCGTTATCAACGATACCACAACGAATGGAAGCAGACGGGTCATGCGTATAACCGAAGTCTTGCCCGAAAGCAATTTTCTTTGCCCAAGCCGGGAACTCGTCAACAATTCCCCACTTCTTGAACACTGCACCTTCAGCAACGTCAGCCCAGCGGCCGATAACCACATGAGCATATTTTTCGGGATTATTTACCTTCATATCCTCCACCTCTTTCAGAAACTCCGGGGAAAGATTCTCCAAGTTATCAAAATACGTGGTATGGATATGAAGTACATTCGGATGAGTGGAAATCTGAACCTGCACACCGTCAATCTCTACCAGCTTGTGAGTTTTCTCAATGTATTTTTTGTAGATGAAGTGATTGGAATCGCACGGATTCATTATAATGATAATCCGGTTCTGAATACCCTTCTTGCGAATGGAGAGCATTATTTTATCGAACTCATCTTCGCTTGTCCACTCTTCCGCTTCATCGCAGACGAAAGTCGTAATGCCTTGAATGGATTTCAGTTTTGCTGTCTGGTTCCCGGAAGAAGTCTTGATACCCCGGAACATGATACGGCTCTTAGTCATCTTATTGACTATGTCCGTCTTTGTGGTCTTAAAATAAACACATAGCGAAAAAGTAAATTTGGGCAAAGCGTAGTGAATTAGCTGATAGAGCGTTCGTTACGCTTTGTTTTTCTATGGGGCAGAGCCAACGAAATACCACCTCGAAGCCAAACAGTGCAGAAGTTCAGTTACCACCTCGTTACTCCCGTAACGGGTGCATATTCCTTGCTAAAATGTTCTGTTTCTGCGTTTTGCGTCGATTTACATAGCTGTCGGTAACTCACTAATAACTAATTTTGTAACCAAAAAAAGGAGTGAGTTATGCGTAGTACATTCAAGGTGTTATTTTACGTGAAGAAAGGCAGCGAGAAGCCGAACGGCAACCTGCCTTTAATGTGCCGTATCACGGTGGACGGCGAAATTAAACAGTTCAGTTGCAAGATGGACGTTCCCCCACGCTTGTGGGACGTGAAGAACAACCGTGCTTCGGGCAAGAGCATCGAAGCGCAGAGAATCAATCTTGCGGTAGATAAAATCCGTGTGGAGGTAAACCGCCGCTACCAAGAACTGATGCAGACGGACGGTTATGTTACCGCCGCCAAACTCAAAGACGCCTATCTCGGTATCGGCATCAAGCAGGAAACTTTGCTGAAGCTGTTCGAGCAGCACAACGCCGAATTTGAGAAGAAAGTCGGGCACAGCAGGGCGCAGGGTACATTTACCCGTTATCGGACGGTCTGCAACCATATTCGGGAGTTTTTGCCTCATACCTACAAACGTGAGGATATTCCGTTAAAGGAACTTAACCTCACGTTCATCAACGATTTCGAGTATTTTTTGCGCGCGGAGAAGAAATGTCGCACCAATACCGTGTGGGGCTACATGATTGTGTTGAAACACATCGTTTCCATTGCGAGGAACGACGGGCGTTTGCCGTTCAATCCCTTTGCCGGATATATCAACTCTCCCGAAAGCGTGGACAGGGGCTACCTCACCCAAACGGAAATACAGACGCTCATGGACGCACCCATGAAGAACGCCACCCATGAACTTGTACGGGACTTGTTCGTCTTTTCTGTTTTCACGGGTTTGGCGTATTCAGACGTGAAGAACCTCACCACCGACCGCCTGCAAACATTCTTCGACGGCAATCTTTGGATAATCACCCGAAGAAAGAAGACCAACACCGAATCGAACATCCGTCTTTTGGACGTTCCCAAACGTATCATAGAGAAATACAAGGGGCTGGCTCGGAACGGTCATGTTTTCCCCGTTCCGAGTAACGGCAGTTGTAACAAAATACTCAAAGATATAGGCAGACAATGCGGCTTCAAGGTGCGTTTGACCTATCACGTTGCACGCCACACGAACGCCACGACTGTACTTCTGTCGCACGGCGTACCCATCGAAACGGTGAGCCGTCTTTTGGGACACACGAACATAAAAACCACCCAAATTTACGCCAAAATCACCGCCCAAAAGATAAGCCAAGACATGGAAACCCTGTCGCACAAGTTGGAGGATATGGAGAAGAATATCTGCCGAGCCATCTAATTAAAAACAGAATACCGATGAAAGAAGAAAGGAATATTATCACGATGGACGGGCAGGGCAATATCTTCCTGCCGAGCGATATAGGTGCAACCGCCATGACCGAGTGGGAAATCTGCGAACTGTTCGGGGTTATCGCCCCGACGGTTCGAGCAGGGATAAAGGCACTCTGCAAAAGCGGAGTTTTGAGTATATATGATATAAAGCGCATTATCCGCATATCGGATAGATACAGCGCGGAGGTTTACAACCTCGAAACGATAGCCGCCCTTGCTTTCCGTGTCGAATCGTTCGGGGCGGCGAAAGTCCGCAGGGCATTATTGGAAAGGATTATACACGGGCGAAAAGAGAATACGACGGTATTCGTGTCGGTTGTTTCGGACGGCAAGCCCAACAGCCGTTGGAAAGCATGATGATATATCAACATACCAACATGCAAACATGCAAGTCTATCAC